CCACTTACAACTACAATTTCTGCATCCTATTTTCCAATAGAAGGAGATACCATAAATATAAGATTAATTGGTTCGTCTCCATTACCATTTAACTTAAATAGTGCTAGTTTTATAATAACTCAATCAATAACTCCGGTAGCAGGTGTAGTTAATCCTCTAATAATACCTGAACCATACATTGTAGAAGCCGGATACTATAATAGTGATTGTAACCCACTAATTAATAATGTTTTAGAAGCAAATTCTAATAATGGTTTATATATGGATGTTGATTATTCTAATAATAATATAATAGCATTAAATCAACAAGGCATTTTAGATGGTAATGCAACTTTAGCAAATATAAACTTATGGAATTATTCATATGATTCCCACATTAATGCAAGATATGTAGGAACAAAGCAATACCAATCATTAATTAATCAATATACTAGTGGAGACACAGCATTTGGTAAAGAACCACTTATTAAGTCTTTAGATTCTTGCATATATGAAAAACTATGGGCAGGTAGTGGTTATCCTGAAAACATATCAGGAGGTAATATCCAATTATCAAATATTTTATTAGTAGGAGATGATAAAGATAGTGTAACTACAATACCTCCTTCCGATCCTACTTATGATATTATTATAGCAAGGAATTTCCAACCATCTACAGGACAATCGGCAGCAACACAAAATTTCCAATACAATAATACTACAAATTTAATTTCACCTTTACCAATTTTACATCCAAATATACAAACACAAGATGCGGCATATTGGGCTCCAACATATTATGATGGTATTCCGGCTCCTGGACAACCTATAGCAAATGTTGTTATTTCTGAAAATATGTTATATTTAACAGGCTCATGTAACATTCAACTTGCTACAAGAAACTCTTCAAATCAACAAGTTTCATCTTCAACAGCATTAACATTTGATGATGTTGCTCCCCAAATAAAAAACTCTATCGCACATGGAAACAAATTTTTTGTAAGCTTTTATAATAATTTAGCGGGCATAGCATCAGGAAATTTAAATGCTGGAGGAGTATTTTATGGCCCACCTTGGGAATTAGCATTCTCAGGCTCTTTAGCAGGACCAATATATAAATTTAATATCTTAAATCCTTCAGGATATGATGCCGCAGATTACCTAAGCGATCTTCAGATAGGAATAGGAACTGGTATATTATTGTTTGAAGGTAAACCACAAATAGGTACAATGATGATTTATGGTCCTAATGGTGATAGATTTAGCGGATCAGGTCCTGGATATTTATTAAATTTATATCCGAAAAAAGTAATTACTGATAATGTTCAATACATTACTAAAACTTATGGAGCAAATCCTAATTAAAAACATAAAAATTATATATTTATAACAAAAACATAAAATAAATGGGCTTTTTAAATAATTCGATAGTCACAATTGACGCAATTCTTACAACAAAAGGAAGACAACTTTTAGCTAAAGGGGATGGTACTTTCAAAATCACTCAATTTGCATTAGCAGATGATGAAATAGATTATACTCTATATAATCCGACACATCCCTCAGGTTCGGCATATTATGGTGAGGCAATTGAAAACATGCCTATTCTAGAAGCATTTCCTCAAGAAACACAAGTTATGAAGTATAAACTTATAACTTTACCAAGAGGAACAGCAAAATTACCTATTTTAGATTTAGGTTATACTTCGATTGTTATTAAACAAGGAGCATCATTAGCAATTACTCCACAAACTTTAAATTATTTAGGAGGAAATACATTTGAATCTAGTGGATACACAGCAACAATATCAGATGTTAGATTAATGCAAACATTTGAAGGTGTTGGTATCAATACACCTCAAGCAACATCATTAAATTCGACAACAACATTAGGAACAAATGTATCTAAAACAGTTGTAGGTACTACAATCAACATTAGAGCAACAACCGTAAATACATTGTTTGGTTCTAATATAGCTTTATATGCAACTTTAACAGTTGAAGGACGTGATTCAGGAGCTAGATTAACTATTCCTATCACCGTAACTAAAGTATCTTAGTAAAACAAATAATTTAAATTAAGAATATCAAAAATATATTAAAAAATGAGCTTTAAAAGATTAGACGCAGAAGACTTTGTAGTTAGTTCGGATACTATTTCCGCTACTTTATGGTCATCTTCTTCCCCAACATTATCAACTTTCTTTACTTCATCAACTCAAGAAGCAGGATCCTCAGGAAATTATTATTTAAATATATACCAAACGGGATCTTCAGATGCTAGCGCCGCTATTCAGTTTGCATTAGCATATGGAAATAATAATGGTAGTGGTAGTTTGAATTACAATAGTGCAGTAAACGGAAGATCACCAACATCAACCATATATGGTCAATTCCAAAACCTAGTAATAGGAGATGAAAATACAAATTTTTCTTTTGGAACAGTGGTTTCGGATGAATTTTATGTTTTATCAATTGATAGAACAAGATACAAAGAAAAATTATTGTTAGGGTCTTTAGCATTAACAATATCTGGCTCATCAGGTTCTGTAACATTAACTGATAATGCAGCATATGTTTCTTCAGTTTCATTTAATGAAGCAGGAAGAGTATTTCAATTAATTACTGGATCTCAAGGTTTAATAAGTTCAACTTCAACTAGAAATACTACAGATGGATATTCTAAAAACTCAGGATCTTATGGTTGGTTCTTACCGGATATTGGAACTATAATCTTAAACTCTAAAGCATTAGCAGATTATGCTGTGAGTGGAGGTATTGGTTTACAATATAGTGGTTCATCATCAGGTTCAGTAACACCTAATAGAACTCCAAACGCAAGTTTATATACAGCCATAAGTGGAGGAGCTAATTTTAAATTAAATAGTCAAGAGACAATTACCTCAGATTTTATATTCATTAGAGCTAGAAATGCTGAATTCAACTATTCAGAAAATCCAAGTTATATATCAGGTTCAACTGGAGAGATAGTATATAGTTCATTTATTGATGCACCTCAAACATATGTAACTACAATTGGACTTTATAATGATACTAATGAATTATTAGCAGTTGCTAAATTATCTAGACCTTTATTAAAAGACTTTACGAAAGAAGCACTTGTGAGGCTTAAGTTGGACTTTTAGTATATACTTATATAAAAATAATATATGAGTGCCTATAAACCATTTTTAGCATCTAACATAATTGTTACTCCCTTTGAGGTAAATAAAAATTTTACATTCACTGGAAGTTTAGCATCTCAAATAGATAGATACACGGGCACAAATATAATTAATTATATTTTTTCTCCAACTGCTGATCCTACATCTAGTGGTCAATATCAAAGATTAATTTATAATTCCATAAAAGAACTATATTATTCAAATTATTTAAGTTCAAGTTATGGAGACCCGGTTAATAGAGCCACTTTAATTCCTGGAAAAGACTCTGAAGGAGATAGATACGTAGGAGGTCCTCAAGCTCCAGGAATGTATGAAAACTATCAACCTACAACACTAACATTCCCTAAAAACTTCCCAACAGCATCTGATGATAGAATAGCTGTTATTTCAATTCCTTCTACTTATTACGGTAACTATGTTAAACCATCTACATTCATTTTTAAATGTCAGAGTGGTTCATTTTATGATGATGGAGAGGGAAATATTAAATCTGGAAGTATAACTATACCTTATTCTAAATCATTATCTTACGGTAATATATTTTATGAACATGGTATTGCCGTTATATATGGAGTATCAACTTCAATCTTAACTAACATAACAAGTTCAGTTCAAAGTACAACTTGTTCATTCCAATCATCTCTTACTATTTACGAAACTCAATATAAATGTACTATAAGAGAAAGTGAATTTAATTTTACATTAAATCCATCTGTAACCTCAGGAAGTACACCTATAACTGGGTCATTCTATAATTACTATACTCCCTCAGAAAACTTAAATGATTTTGCTACGGGTTCAGTATTTCAGCCTCATATAACTACTATTGGGTTATATAATGATAATAAAGAACTATTAGCTGTAGCCAAACTCGCTCAACCCCTACCACTATCCAAAACAACAGACACAAACATCATAATAAATCTAGACAGATAAAATAAATAAAAATGTGGTTATATAAAGAAAAAGAGGTTACATCTATATCAGATATGCCTGATAATACTTTCGGGTTCATCTATCAAATAGTTCACCTAGAAACAGATCAATTTTATATTGGACGTAAAAATCTCCAACTAAAGAAGACTAAAAAGATAGGTAAAAAAGCTCAAGCATTACAAGAAGGAAAAGGACGTAAAAAAACCAAAGAAGTAAAATACGAAGAAAGTGACTGGATAACATATTGGTCATCTTCTAAGATAATACATAAAATGGTAGAAGAACAAGGCTCACAAGTATTTAGGAGGGAAATATTAGAATATGCATATAGTCCTAAACAATTAAGTTTTTTAGAAGCCGAATACCAATTCAAAGCCGAAGTGCTACGTAATCCAAAAGCGCTAAACGAAAATATACAGGCTAGATACTTCAGAAAAGATTTGGAGAACTAAAATATTATTATTATATTGATAAGTATGACTAATCAGTTATTAATAAGTCTAGTAAACTCAGTATTAGGTGTAGGTAAATCCACATCACGTAATAATTATGCTTATCATTGTCCATTTTGTAATCATAGCAAGAAAAAATTAGAAGTTAACTTCACCGAAAACTCGGATGGATTAAATCCATGGAATTGCTGGACTTGTCTTACAAAGGGTAAAAAAATATACAATCTATTTAAGAAAATAGGAGTAGCTCCGGAGAAATATGATGAGTTAAGAAAATTAGTTACATCTACTTCTTCATTTAATCCTACCACTCCACTCATTCAGAAATTATCATTACCTACTGAATTCAAATCACTAATTAATATACCTAAGAATAATATAATTGCTAAACATGCCCTTTTATATCTTAAAAAACGAGGAGTAAAAGAATATGATATTGTAAAACATAACATAGGGTTCTGCGAATCTGGAGAATATAATAATATGATAATTATTCCATCATATGATGCAGATGGTAAAATCAATTATTTTACAGCTCGTTCTTTTA